AGAAAGCATACAGAAAGAAAAATTGTCATTAAGCGTAAAGGCGAAGGTGACTTTAAACAAACATTAGAAAAAGCTCATGTCATTGTGAGTTTTGGTAGTGTCGCAGATGTAGAAGCACTTATTCGTGGTGTTCCTGTCATAGGTTCACCTTATAGCCCTGCAAACCCTGTATCCAATAACATTAAAGACATAGAAAACTTAACACATTTTGATAGAACAGCATGGTTAAGCTCATTAGCTGCTAGTGAATGGCATAAAGATGAGATGGAAAAATGCTGGGATAGACTAAAAGGACAATTAGATGGCATTTACTAACTATACTAGCTTTGTTTCTACAGTAGAAAGCTACTTAGCACGCACAGACTTGACAAGCGTTATACCTGACTTTATTCAGATGGCACAGTTAAGAATGAGTCGTGACTTAAGAACAGAGGCTATGTTAAAAGTAGCAACAACTACACCTACAGATAGCAAGGTAGCATTTCCTACTGACTTCTTAGAGTTAAGAGAGATGCACTTTCAGGGTAATCCACCTATTCTGTTAGAGTTCCAAACACCTGACTTGTTCTTCCGTAATGGTCAAACAACATTATCAGGTCGATCACATTACTTTACAATGTTAGGTACAGAGTTTCAGTTTGCACCTACGCAAGATACAGATTACACTATTCAAATTTTATACTATGCTCAGCCAACATTTATTTCTAGCACAACTTCTAGTAACTTGTTCTTAGCATATTATCCAGACGCTTTACTTTACGCCACATTAGCAGAAGCAGAACCTTATTTAATGAACGATCCTAGAGTTCAAACATGGTCAGCATTATATGATAGAGCTATTGTTAATATTAAGAAGAGTGACTTAGGTCAAACATACGCATATACAACACTAAACGTAACACCACGATAAGGAAAATATTATGGCAGAAATGAGTAATTTTTTAGAGAATGCACTTATTAATGCAACTCTACGAGCAACAACATACACATCCGTAGCAACAGTTTATGTATCACTATGGACTTCAGACCCTACAGACGCAGGTAGTGGCACAGAAGTATCTGGTGGTTCATATGCTAGAACTGCTGTTACATTTGGCGCACCTTCTAACGGTGTGACTACAAACTCTGCTGATGTCACCTTTCCTACTGCCACCGGTAGCTGGGGAGTGGTTGGGTGGATAGGTATTAATGATGCTGCTACTTCAGGTAATCTTTTATATCATTCACCTTTAGATACATCTAAAACAATTGACTCTGGTGACATCTTTAAGATATCAACAGGCAACCTTTCAGTTACATTAGCTTAAGGATAAACCATGGCGTTAGTCGTCAAGGATAGGGTACAGGAAACAAGTACCACCACAGGCACAGGCACGTTTACGCTTGCTGGTGCAGTATCTGGCTTCCAGTCATTTTCTGCAATAGGTGATGGTAATACTACTTACTACGCTATTGTAGGTGGCACAGAATGGGAAGTAGGTCTAGGTACTTACACATCTTCAGGCACTACTTTATCTCGTACTACCATATTAGAGTCTAGCAATAGTGGAAGTGCAGTCAACTTTAGTGCAGGTACAAAAAACGTATTTGTAACTTACCCTGCTGAAAAGTCTGTTGATACAGGAAGACTTTTTGGAATAAATTTTATTTACGGAGTTTAATATGGCAGCACCTAATATAGTTAATGTAACCACAATCACCGGAAAAACTGTAGGAGCAGCTCTTACCACAGGTAGTGCTGATATTGTGACTAATTCAGCAGCAAGTGGAAAAGTATTTAAAATAAATGCTATTTATGTCGCTAACATTGATGGTGCAAATAACGCTGATGTTACATTAGCTTTTTATAATGCAGATAATACAACATCTTATAAAATAGCACATACAGTTACTGTTCCTGCTGATGCTACTTTAGACTTAATAAGTAAACATATCTACCTTGAAGAAGGAGATAAAATTACAGCACTAGCTTCTGCTAATAGTGATTTAGAAATAGTTGTTTCATATGAGGAATTAAGCTAATGAAACGTCATAATGGCGGAATAGTTGGTAAATTTAATGCCACGTCTACATCTTCCGCTAAAGGAAGGTTTACTCTGCCAGAAGTGCAAGAAGCTGTTTTAAATAATACATTTCCTTCATCTACATTATTTGTAGACTATTTAGTTATTGCTGGCGGTGGTGGAGGTGGTAGAGAATCAGGTGGCGGTGGAGGTGCAGGTGGTTATCGCACAAGTGATGGAACAAGTGGCGGAGGTGCGTCTGCTGAATCCAAATTAAGTCTTTTATTTGCAACAGCATATACAGTTACTGTTGGCGGTGGTGGTTCAGGTGGAACTGGGTCAGGGTTTACTAGTGCTAATGGAGTATCAGGTTCAAATTCTGTGCTTTCATCTGTAACTTCTACAGGCGGTGGATATGGTGGTGGCGGTGGATTAAACGGAGCTAATGGCGGTTCTGGTGGCGGAGCAAGCCGAGGAGCAACAAAAGGAACAGGAACTGCTAATCAAGGTTATGATGGAGGTAATGGTGGGCCAGCATCTGGCAGTCTAATAGCCTCTGCTGGCGGTGGTGGTGGTACAGGTGGTGCTGGTGTAGCAGGTGTGTCTGGTGTTGCAGGCAATGGCGGAAATGGTACTGCATCATCAATTACTGGAAGCAGCGTAACAAGAGCTGGGGGCGGTGGAGGTAGTGGATATTTAACTACTGCTGGTACAGGTCAAGCTGGTGGTGGCAATGGTGGTGGAAATGTTAGTGCAGGTGGAGTTGGTGGTAATGCAACAGTAAATACAGGTTCAGGCGGTGGTGGTGGAGCATTAGATAATTCTCAAGCATATAACGGTGGCAACGGTGGGTCAGGTATTGTTGTAATAAAAATAGCTGATACACGTACAGCTACATTTAGTGGAGGTGTCACACAAACATCTACAACATCTGGAGGTTTTAAAGTTTATACAGTAACTGCAACATCTACAACTTCTGAAACAGTAACATTTAGTTAGGAATAACATGGCTCACTTTGCTAAATTAGATAAATTTAATAATGTTATTTTTGTAACTAGAGGCAGACAGGAAGATGATGGTAAAGAAATTGAACTTTCTGAACGAACTGGCGATACATACAAACAAACATCATATAATACTCGTGCAGGAATTTATTATGACCCAGAAACAAATAAACCCTCTGCTAACCAATTAAAAGCATTTAGAAAAAACTATGCAAGTATTGGCTATATGTATGATAAATATAGAGATGCGTTTATCCCGCCAAAAGAATTTAACTCTTGGACTTTAGATGAGTTTTCATGCACATGGACTCCTCCAATTCCTTACCCTAATGATGGATTACTATATCAATGGAATGAATTTATATTAAATTGGGAATTGGTTAAATAATGTTTGGGTTTAGTGCTTATTCGCAAAGTCCATTTAGTACTTTACCAGTAACCGGTAATATAATTACAGCTTCTGCTGCCATTACAGCAGACGCAACAGTGAGTGCCTCAGGTACACGCTTTAGAACATCTAACGCTAGTATTAATGTTACTGCAACAGTTACAGTTACAACAAGTGGTGCTTTAGTATTTGGTAGTGCAGTTATAAATGGGTTTGCAGACGTATCTGCATTAGCTACTAGAACTACATTCGGTAGTGGTGCAATATTAGGAACAGCTACAGTATCAGCTACTGGCGGTTCTATAGCACTAGCTTCAGCAAGTATCACAGCAACAGGCACAGTAACAGCATTAGGTTCATTACTAAACTCTGGTAACGCTTCTATTACAGCCAATGCTACAGTTACAGTTAATTACAATAGAATTACATTTGATAGCGGATCTATCACAGGAACTGCAACAGTCACAGCTTTAGGTGGTTATGTAGTATCAGGTGTAGCAGATATAGATGCCTTTGCTATAGTCACAGCAAGTCCTAACTCTATATTAGCAGGTTTTGCTTATGTAGAAGGTGTAGGAAGTGTAACGGCTAAAGGTACAAGACAAGGCGAAGGTTGGACACCTGTAACTCCAGGCACAGAAACATGGACACCAGTATCAGCAGGTTCAGAAACATGGTCTGCAATATCACCTTCTTCAGATACATGGACAACAATTACAGCAGGAACAGAAACTTGGACTGATATTTCTCCAGGTAACGATATATGGTTAAGACAAGGATAAAAGATGGCAAAAACCAAAATTTCAGAATTTAGCACAACAGCAGCAGATAATACAGATATAACTAATATCAATATTGCTGAAGGTTGTTCACCAGCTAACTTAAACAACGCTGTTCGTAGTTTAATGGCATTACTAAAAGACCAACAAACAGGTTCTAGTGGTGACCCATTTACAGTTGCAGGTACATTAGTATCTTCAGGTCAAGTAGACATTACAGGTGCATTTAGATTAGACGGAACTGCTGGTGCTTCTGGTCAAGTATTAGTATCATCAGGTGGCAGTACAACACCTACATGGGCTAATGGTTTTGTTACTGGTATGATTATGATGTGGTCAGGAACAATTGCTACTATTCCTACAGGTTGGGTATTATGTAACGGTTCTAATAGCACTCCTGATTTACGTAACAGATTTATAATTGGTGCTTTCCAAGATACATCTAGTGTAGCTTATACAACAGTTACAGGTGTTGATACACAAACTGGTGGTAGTAAAGATGCTATTGTAGTATCTCATACCCATACCGCTACAGTAACAGACGCAGGTCACAATCATCAAGTAACAGTTGGTAATCAATCTGCTATAAATGGTTCTGTATCAGGTGGTGGTAGTCTTGCAGTTCCTGGTAACGCTACTTATACAACAACAACAGCAACAACAGGCATTACTGTAGCAAATTCAACAACAGGTTCTAGTGGAACAAATGCTAACTTAGTGCCTTATTTTGCACTTGCATTTATTATGAAGGCTTAATATGCCAACACAACGCATAGCTTTTAAAAACTGGCTACCTGACCAACCTAGTATATTAGATACAGTATCAGAAGCTAATAATGTTATTCCTTTAGCTGTAGGATATGGCCCATTTAAGTCAGCAGTAACATTTTCAGGTGCAGCTTCAGAAGACTTGAATAATTGCTTTGCTGCTAAACTAGACAATGACGTATTTATCTTTGCTGGTGGTGCGACTAAACTATTTAAAGTAGACAATGGTGACTTATCTCT